AACAATGATCGCTTTAATTTCAGTACCATCCAACCACTCTTTCAGATCGTCAGCATATTCTGAATCCGTTTTCTGCTTGCCATGATCTCGACCGGAATAGTAATATTCCCTGATACAATACCAAACGCCGTCTGTGCCTTTGTTCCACAGCAGAAAGACTGTTGCGTTCTGTGTACCATAGTCACATGATACGTACCTGCTGCCGTCTATGAGCTTTGGCCGGATGACCTGAACATTCCTGACATGCTTTTCTTTCTCAAACATGTCATAGATAATGCCCTCCGCCATGGCCCACAGGCCTTTGATATATCGTTGATAGAATACACCCGTATACATAGATCGGTATCGAGCTTTGATAGCCTCTGACAGGCTCAGATTGTCGTCCATAGTGAAATGAAGGTACAGCAGATGTTTGTCTTTTGCCTTATCTATCCAGTTCAGTTTGAACCAGTGATATGGGCCGTCCGGGTTGCAGTTAAACCAATACTTTGAGCCATCGACAGAACAACGGCCTGTCGCCTGGTTGACAAAGGATTCCGGCATCAGGGCGACTTCATCAAAAAAGACCCCGGCCAGAGTGATACCCTGGATGAGGTCCTGTGAACGTTCGTCCTTACCGCCAAATATGTAAAAATTGTTTTCTGTGTTTCCTCTGGATACGGCAACTAAGTTATCGGCTCTGTGATCCGTAACCCTGTATCCTCTGGATTTCAGCATCAGTTTCAGCCAAAACAAAACATTTCGTCTGAATGAACCGATCGTCTTGCCGCACATAGCGAAATTCTGGCCGTTAAATGTCGACATAGCCCACAGCACAAATGACAGTGACATGCTGACTGTTTTACCGGAACGAATAGCACCATCTGCGATAATACCATCATAATCTTTAACCGGAGATGTCTCTGTCCACCAGTTCAGGACTTTTCGCTGTTTTTTTGAAAATGGCTGAAAACGAAAGAATTGCTTAATTCGTTTCATCCTGCACAGCCTCCTCTGACCAATCTTCAGCGGCAGTTCCCTTCAAAGCTTCAAGGAAACCATCATCCGCTGCTTCTTCTTCATCATTCAGCTGGCCTTTCGCTTTGAGAAGTTCCGTCTGGGCCTTGACCTGTTCAATTCTAGCCCGCTGCTCTTCTTCATCCAGTTTGGATTGTGTGCGGTCATTCCAACCGACAAAGTTATTTCTGAGACTGAATTGAGCGCCGCTGCTGCCGTCCTTGTCAAACAACCTCTGTTCGGTGTATTCCTCCACTTTTGACTTAGCGCGCGTTATCGTGTCAACAAACTCTTTCTTTGCCTGATAATTCAGCAATGCCTGTCGACTTGTAAAGCCCAACGCAAGCGCCAATCCGGTCACTGTAGGCGGTCTCTGGCGAACGATAACAGGCTTGCCCCACTTATTCAAAACAGGCTCATCATCATCATTTTTTAATATTTCGCCCTCACATTCCTTGAAATAGGCATTAATCTTTTCTTCAATTTCTTCTTTGCTCTTGTATTTCGGCAGCCTTCCGCCTGCTGATTTACGTGCTGCCATCCGGCCACCTCCTTGTTAATTTATTTTTTACTGCTGCCCCAGAACCACGCATCAAAATTGTTCATTCTTCGTTTTCTGGCTCTATCATAAGTCGTTGTGGTTCGAGATGTGTCGTGAATATTTACATCGCTATTGGACGGCCGCTTTGAAAACTCATGCATTTTATCTTGCATCGCCACGCTCATATATGTAATATTGCGACGTTCAATAGCCGCTCTCTGGTTCTTGTACACAGCCTCAGCACTTCCCAGTTTTGCTAACTTTCTGTTACTTTCAGCACTTCTGCCTTTCAAATAGTCAGACACTCGTCTGGCTTCTTTTTCGTTATTAATCGACTGTATAAACGATGTGTCCCCGTTTCTTATAGCCTTTTCAATTGCCTTATCCCGTTCTACAACATAATTACTCCTCAGAGCCGTACTTTTTTTGCAGAGTTATAAAATATTTTTGCTGACATTTTAGACACAGGTTTGGCATTGCTCATTCCACTGCTGCCTCCACGTCCTCCCATAACCTATTCACCTCTTTTTCATCGTTCTGTTTATAATGCGATTTCGCCGTGCTGTTTTTCTGTAAGCACTGTTATCTTTTAAACCCACACCGAGCTCATAATCTGGTATATTGTCCCGCTCTTTTCGATATGCACTCTCAGCTTTTCTGTATTCTGCATTTGAAATAGATTTTGTTGTTGCTCCGTTCGATTCCACTCTTTGTCTAAATTCTTTTGCTGACATATTCAGCGGTGTTGGTTCCAACGTTCCGCTAATTCCGCGTTGATAATAGTTTTCGCCGTTATGGCTTGTAAAATAATATCTCGTTATTTCGCCATCTTTCGTGACATCCAAACCGGTCATTCGGCTTGCACCAGAGCCACCGCCACTCATTCTACTGGATGAACCTCTACCACTCATTACACTTTGCCTCCTTGAATTTCTCTGAGAATGCCCGGATCCTGACAATATTCTCTGTGCACTCTTCCGGAACATTGCCATAAAAAATGATGGTCTCAGGCTCCAACCGTCTGACCATCTCTTTATATCCCTGTATAAACAGTTCCTTTGTTCGTTTGCTCTGCTGCGTTCCGACACTGGATACTGCTACAACTCCGTGTGCAGGTTCTCCATCAAAGCACCACTCATAACTACTTTCATCGCTCCAACCAATAGTCGGGATGACATCAATGCCATTTTCCTGAAGATATGCACCTATCCAGTGCTTCCGGTAATGGTTATAAATCTGCATCGCTTTTGGAAAATCCGTGTACATAGAAAAATCCGGCGTCATCACACACCGGAACTGCTGCAACATCGGCAGATATCTATCAGGTGTGGACCATAACCGATTGAATCTGTAATCGTCTATGAAGAAATGAACGCCTTTATCCGAGCGCTGTGCGCATCTGGCAGCCTGGCTGAATGGGATAAATTCGCAGTCACCGATTTCAATGTGTGCAGCCTCTATTTCTGGTATGTCATACTCACCTACACCATCATAGATACACTTTTCCAGATTTTCATAATTCCTCGTATTTCTGTAATTCATTCAGCCTCACCATCTTTCATTCATCGATATTTAAGCCGCCATCAGGAATCGAACCCGCGACCGTCTGCATTGCAGCTGCTCTACCACTGAGCTATGACGGCATACAAAAGGCACCCAGCAAAAACCAGGTGCCTAATGCATTATACATACAAAAAAGGAATTACACATCAAGGCTTCTTCCCGAAAACCTCAGTATAGTTATATCACACTTTTATAGTCTCTTTCTATCTCTTCTTATATTTCGATTGCTTCCAGTGCTTTGGAATGTAGCTTATGTGTCCAACTCCATGTATAGCCTAATTTGCTTGCTACATCCTCCCACCGCATCCCTTTGATATACCGACATATCAGCAGCGCTCTCTGGTTATCATCCTCTACTCTTCGGATCCTGCTTAATATATCTTCATACATCTTCGCTTTTTCCTGTTTCCATTCCTGCAGCTTTCTTATCTGTTCATCCAACTTAGCTGCATAAGAAGACAAATCACCCTGGCCAGATCCATGAGGCATTCCGCTTAATGATACAGATGGACTCATTTTTGACTCCCTGAGTTTTCTGATCTCCTCTTCGATAATCTGTTCTTCTCTGATTGCTGTACGGTACCTATTTAGCCAGCATATTTTTTTATGGTTTTCCTCTTTTTTTGATAATTCCATCATTGTGCCCTCCTGTTCTGTCTAATTAATCTCCTAATACCGTTTTTATAACCTCATTCGTATAACACAGTGGTATTGTCACCTCTCTGGCGTTTAATCCCTTTCTTTTTGAAAATCTCATTTCTACTCCTTTCCATGAGCATGTTTTACACTTTTCTTTTAATACCCCGCCCTGTTCAACGCATTCCTTCAAATCTTTCTTCATTTCCGGAGTAACGCCCACTCCCGTGTCGATTAACTCATGATTGCTGATATGTATAATCACTTTCGCACCTCCCTAGATGACTTTCATGAATCTGTCCATTATGTCCTGCTGCCATTTTGGTTTTCTCGGTCTCGCCGGCAGCTCTGATTCTTTCCATCTTGTGTTCCAACATTCTTTACAGTCTACCCTTTCATTCAATGCCCGTTTCCTGGCACATTCTGTCAGATTGAGTCCGTGCGTTCTTAAAAATGGATAATCGTCTGGGCAATTGGCTACACCGCCCATGTGTCCATATCCGACGCACTCCGGATATACCTGTGCGACTTTCTCTTTTCTAGTCAATATAATTCCTCCCGAACTTCTGCATGAATTCTTCTCTCGTATGTGTTTCTTCGAATACCTGCTGCCCATCCTGCTGTAAGAGACGCATATTTTGGATATTGTTATGCACAGCCTCCGGTCCACTGATATGGTGCCCAAGGCAGAGGTACACTTTTAGTCCCTCTGCCTCTGATAACGACCTGTTCGGTCCGCCAAAGATATGATGTTCATGCAAAGCGGTATGTATTCTTTCGTTTCCATGCAGTTTCATGCATAGATAGCATCTGCCGTCTTTCCTTTGCATCTTACTCTTCATCCGTGTTCTCCTTGCCAATCGGGATGATATCTAGCCCCTGCATTAGATTCATCACTTTTTCATTCTTTTGGTCGCGTCTGAACCCTGCTCTTAACATGCATACATTATTTTTCCACAGGATTCCGGCATTGACATTATAGAACGGTTCATCTATCAGATATTCTCCTTTTTCCTTCATGCATTCTGCATTATTTATAATGTCAATGAATACATTATTGACCGCAAATACCTGGCCTGTATCTGCATCCTGCAGGAGTCTCAGCAATGTCCCTCCTGTCCCCATCAAAAATACATCTGTGATCACAAGTGGTTCATTTCGTCTAAACGGATCAATGTCAATCTGCCGTGCCCCATCGAATTCCATCTGATTGCCTTCTTTTGTGGACGAAAATCTTTCTCCTGGCTCCGGAAGCTCTCCGATCAGAGCGATAATGTCGCCCATCGTTTCTTTCGGGATGTATTCTTTTTTGATATTTACCTCCCAGTAGGATCCAGCCATGTACAGCCATTCGTCTTCTGTCATAGCCACAATCAATCTATGTTTATACGCTTCCGTCATTAATCTTTTAAATATCCTTTTCTGTAAAAACATCTTTTATCCTCCTTAGCTGAATGGCAATTCTTCATCTATGCCATCCGGAATGTTCATAAAACCATCTTCTGCCATCTGTTGATTGAATGTGCTTTCATTTCGTTCTGCTGCCTCTTTGCTTTCAACGAACTCGTGGCGTTCCACAATAACATCCGTCGTATAAACCTTCCGGCCATCTCTGTCTGTATAGCTCCCCGTCTGCATTCTGCCCTCAATCAGGATTTTAACAGCCTTTTGCAGATACTTTTCGGCAAACTCGGCACTCTTGCCAAACGTCACACACCGGATAAAGTCTGCTTTATTATCCGCTTTGTTCACGGCCAATGTATATCTGGCCACCAATGTCCCCTCCTGAGACATTCTGACTTCCGGATCTCTTGTCAGACGTCCCATTAATATTACTTTATTCATTCTGTCCTCCCGTTTCCATCTACTCGCTCATCCAGCCATACGCTAATGATTGCAAACCGATTCGCTGCGTCTTTCCATCCATCAAACGCACCTGCTGTGTATTGCTCTGATATGTATCTGGCCAGGTCAACTGCTGACAATGTTCTCATGTATTCTGTTCTTGTCTTCGTTCTCGGCTTCTCTTTTTGGCTTTCATCTTTGACCCATTTTTCACTGGTTTTACCGTGATTTTCTTCATGTTTTTCCTCCATTTGCGCCGGCGCAATTTGTTCCACTGACTCCTCTTTTTCAATGTGCGTCTCCGTTCTTGCCGGTTCATCGGGTACAGTGCCGGCAGTGCCCATCTGGCTGTCATCTTCATTCTTTCTCTCCTCTGGTTCAATCGCTTCCGCCTGCACATGTTCAGGTTCCTGCTGCTCTTTTGGTTCTTCCTGGATTGGCTCTGGCATTTCAATTTTCATTTTTTCCGGATGTTCTTCATGTTCTTCAGCCAGTTCGGGTAGTTCTGGTTCAGCTAACTGCTGCCCGAAGATTTCCTTTGTGATTTCGAAGAATCGTGGCCACTCCATTGTCTCAGGTGTGCCCATGAATTTTTTGATTTTGATGTTCTGCTCATACATCATCAAAAAATAGATGCCCTTTTTGAACGTTCTGGTACCGGATGGATTCACGATATCCACCAACTGACTTATTTTCTCCACATCCCCTGTCAAGAACACTTCTGAGCTGTACAGTTCTTTCAGAATATCGTTGTACGTTTCAAAAAACTTCTTGACCAATTCATGGATGTCATCCGCTACCCCCTGTTCAGGGGTGGTCTTGTTGAATTTCTTTAGTTCACGAATATCATCTCGCGGTGTCTCTGGCCGGATCATGGTTCGGTCTTCTTCCGGAAGCTTCAACATCTCTTCCAGCTGACTTCGGCCCATATCCATGTATTCCAGTTTCAAATGTTCTGAATACCCATCCACCGAATATTCCCGGTTAATACTCATGAATCTTGACACTGTAGAGGATTCCAGGCCATATTCTGCTTTTGCAAATTCAGCAATGCTCTTGTATCCGTCTCTCTCATAAAGATTCTGGTCGTCCATCTGTCGCAAAGCATAGCCGATACGCACGAACGACTGTTTCACACCCTGAAGCTCCATCTTCAATTTCTGCTTCATCTCAAGCCAGTCATCCAGGGTTAATTGTACATATTCCACTTTTCTTCCTCCCTATGCTGTTTTCTTGTGTCTTCTCTTGACTACCAATCTGTATGTTCTCAATACTTTCTGTATTTCCGCTTTGTCCGGCTGTCGGTCGAACGACGAATAAAACTGAATAATTTCATCTGTGCGCATATCAATTTCCAACGTATAATATGCTTTCTCAACGTCTTCTTTTTTTCTCAAAAATACAATCCAACTGATACCATTGGCCATGTTTTCCATATAACGTGTACTCGTGCCAACACAATGGTGCAACTCTTTACTTTCATTCACCAGTTCTTTGCACTTTCCCGCTGGGATAAAAACATATTCATTGTTTTTCCAGTAAAATCTGGCTGCTGCTGAAAGATATTCTTTGATTTTCCTATCAAGTTTCCGGTGCATTGACTTTTCTCTTCTCATTCTTGCTATATCAGCTCTTTCCTGTCTGATCCGCACCAATTCATCATGTCTGCCTCGCAAATCCTTTGGAAATCTAACAATATCATCTGTGACATCCAGCCCTTCCGCTTCTGCCATTCGGATATAATCGCGCCACGTATGCAACACATTTTTTTCCTTTTGTTTTCTGAGATAATTTGCCATTCGGTTAGGGCTTCCCGACATTTCCAGAATATCCTTGCAGCTGTTTGGGGATAGTCTCTTTTTTGTAAGATAATCTAGGGTTTCCTGTGTGATTCGTTTCTTTACACCTGCTGCCTCGCACTCCTGCTCATATTGTAGCCATTCAAGTGTATTCAGATTACCATCCAGCTGTTTGAACCTGTTTGTTCGGTTTCCGTCCAGCTGCAGAAATTCCTTGACACTCCTGCCATTTCCGTTAATGCATCTCGGTGTTCCCCAATAGTAATCCTGTATCAATTCCTTCGTCAGATTAATTAATCCTGCTTTGATTAGATATTCCACCCAATTGACATCTCGCATCTGTGTCACATACCTGTTGACATTAAATTGGATGCCATTGGCAGCTAATACCTCCATTCCGTTCCGCTTCCATCCGTTGTACTCATAAATTTCTTTGAGGTTGCCCGGATACAAAAGTGATTCTTTCCACCTTCGATTGATTCTGTTCGATGTCCAAAAATCCTGTTCGGTTTCATCCGCATCGTACTCCTGACCATAATAGACTTTTCCCCACGTTCTCCCCCTTAGGACAATCGCACGGATTTCCTCAAACACTTCAATGTGTTTTTGTCCAGAACGCCACTTGCACTCTGCAACCAACTGTCGTTCTATCCATGAGTTGCCCATTATCTGCATGACGACCACAGGAACTGTTTGTTTTTCCTCCTTTTTTCGGCTTCTCACTTCCACCGCGTATCCGCATTTTGGGCAAGTGGTTTTTTCATAGTTTTTCCATCCTGCTTTCTTCCAGGATGTCGCTCCGCAAGCTGTACAGCCATAATATATCCGGCCATTCTTTTTTTCTGTAAACAGATATTCTTTCGGAAATACGTTTTCATGTACCCATTGGTCAAATTTATCCGGCAGTGCAGGTACCTTAGCCATCAGTTCTTCTATGCGTTCAACTTTCCTTCTATAGGCCCGGCCATATTTATCCTGATTGACCATATATTCATACGATTCTATTCTTCTTCCAAGATAATCCCTAGCTATGTCATTATCTTCATCACTATCCCAGCCAAAGCAGCTCGTATAGTATTCCGCTCCTTTATAGGGTTTCTTTCCCATACAGAGGCGTGCTGCATTTTCTATTAGCCCGTTGTACCATTTCCCCTGTACATTCGCCGCATAAGTTTCTCCATCCGCAAAATAACGTCCTCTCAATTCGCCCAGGTAATACAGATCGACATTCAGATATTGCTTGCCTTCATATTCGGCCACCTGGCTGATGCCATAGACTTTCGTGTCCGATGTCTGCAGATCATCCGGTTTCGGCACAGATGGAACATTTTTCAAAAGTGCTGTCCGTTTCATGCCTGTCCTCCTGTATAATACGCTTTGATGATTTTCTTCGCCCGTCCCATGCCAGGAATACCCATTGTCACCCTTCCTGCTGTAACACCTGCTGCCTTGACGATATCTTTGTCGATGCTCTGCTGATGCTTGAAACTCCAGGACAACAACGCACCAATCATTCCCTTGAGACTCTTATCCTTTCGCCTTACACATCTGGCTAGCTCTTCATTTTCCATGCACTGTGCTTTGAGGTATTCTGTCCAATCCTGCATGATTTCCTGTGGCTTCAGCTCTTTCTCTTCAATATCGATCTTACCCAAAGCGGCCGTCATATTGTCGCACAGGAAAGGGATGTCCCCTTCCTGATACGCCACGATGAATTCCGTCTGGATGCCGTTTTCTCTGGCCATTGTCTCAAGACTCTCCATATCGCCCTCATTTAACAGGTTCTCGGCCAGTTCGTTGATTTCTTCTGCCGAATTCATTTCTCCAAATTTATCAAACATGTCCATACCCTCCTACTGCATTTACTGTTCTTTCCACTCTGCGTTCCAGCAAACTTCGCAGTCTGCGTACTCCATCGTTCCTTCCCTGAACTGTTTTCCGCATTTTCTAAAATCATCTTCCGGCAGATTCAGAAACGAATACAAGAACGGGCATCCCCAGACACCTCCCTCAAATTCTTCATTTACGCATGCCGGTTCCATTTCCATTACTTTCTCTTTTCTTGTCATACTCTCACGCCATCCTCTCTGATCAAATCTGTATATGTAAAGGTTGTTCTTGTACCGCCCGGCAGTATCGCAACAACAAAATGCTTTGACAATTCGCATATTGTTGCCATCGTTACCGTTATATTCACTGCCCCTCTTGCTCTTATGCCATCACTGGCGTACTCCCGGTCATAGATGGTGATCTGCTGCCCGATCTGCAGTGAATTTTTCATCTGCCTAATCTCTTTTCTTTTGATTGCCTCTTTACGCAGGCTTTTTTCCTGCAACATCAACGGCGTTCTGATCCCCAATCTGCAATCTTCGGCATAGCAGACATTTCTGACTGCTTTTCTCGGAACGCCTATTTTTTCAACAATAGCCGTCATTGTTTCACCTTCGGCATGCATTTTCTTTATAGCGTCTCTTTGTGCTTCCGTTAACCTTTTTCGTTCCATTCCTATCCCTCCTATTTATCCGGATCATGGTATATCTCCGATATTTATAGCCTGTTACTGGATTAATCCCCTCATAGATTTTGGCTATGTAATAACCTTTTTTCGGTTTCGGTTCTTCCTTCCACCGTCGGAGCTTATCTACCTTCGGCTCTGGGAGCGGCATATTCCGACTGATGTTATAGTTGGATTCTCTGATTCTAGGCTTACCAGGTTCTCCGTCTTTCTTTTCCGGCAGTGTGTTCTCATCCTTTGTCACGTAACTGGCCAGCTGTGTGAAGTCCTCATCACAGAACTTGCTGTCTCTGATCTGGGTTGCCCAGGTACCGCCCTTGCGCCATGCCTTTTGAATGATGCTTACTGTGTCACCGATTTCCTTAATGATGAGATGAATATGCCAGGCTCCTTTTGTGCCCCGTTCAATGTTGCGGATCCAGAACACTTCATGCCCTCTTTTCCCAAATTCCTTCCGGACACGCTTCATGGCATCCTGAAAATCTTTCAAGGCCGACTTCATGTCCGGTGGCCTGTTCTTCACCTCATAAGTCCATGTGGCGAATATGTCTCCTGGTTCGAAGTATTCCAACAGCCTCCTCCGACAACGCTGCATCTTATTCCTGGCATTTACCTTCTGCATCTGTTCTTCTGTCGGCTTCGCTCTCGGTGTTCTCCCCTTCCCCGGTCCTCCATACTGTCCATCATGGAACTCTTCTACATCGATGATGTTCCCTTTTTGAAATCTATATCTCTTTCTCTTAACCATACCCTGTGTCCTAACTTTAATATCTTTATCAAGTACCAACAGGGCTCTGAATTGCCCTGTTTTCTTGACTTTTTTAGATTCACATGGTACTATAGATATAGATGTATATTCGCATGACTCCATGTGAACCGGCTGACATTTGCAGATGTCAGCCTTTTTCTTTTTTATGCCTTTTTAAACAGATGTTCATACTCTTTGTACCGCTTTGCAATTTCTTTCAGCTGATCTGGTTCCATCTGCAAAGATTCATAAGCGCCCAGACGGTCAACGATATTGCCGAATACAGCGCCATCCACCATTCGCAGCTCACCCACTCTAGTGGCAGGTACTCTGTATGTGCCAGAATTCCCGTTTGGCTGTGTCATTCCCATTTTCAATCACCTTCTTTGCTTCGTCTAAATCTTCCTCTGTAAAGCTCAGGAAAGATTCCAATTTTTCTTTGCCGTCATTGCATGATATGTAAGCCGGTGAACGGCTGTCAGCATTGCCCATCCAGAAAAAGACATGCAATTCACCTTTTATACAAGCATCCAGAACGGCATCTAACAGATCATGGATTTTCTGACGCTGGTCTTTACTGATTGGAATAATGTCTATGACCATCTTCTGCCTCCTTACATATCGTTGCCGCTCCCCGTTCCCCAAAAAGTTCCCGACGTTTCTGATCAATCGCCATGTTCAATTCACCAAGCTCATTGTATCGAGCGCCGTTCTCCATGGCCTGTTCGCGTTCCCGAAGCATATCGGCATATTTCTTTACATCATATAGGAATCCACTCATTTTTCCTTCACTCCCACACTTGCAGCAATGCCGAACATTGTTCCAGCTAACATTACAAAAGCAATGATCAACAGCAGCTGTAACCATCTCTCTGCTATATCGAGCTGTAGTGCCAAGAAAGCTGCCGCTGCCATATAAGTGGCACATACAGCCCCACAGGCTGTACTGTGAATCTCTCTTAACTTCTTCTTTTTCGGTCTATACACCGGAGATTTTCTTGTTGCTTTCATCCGGTCCAGTTCCGGAAATTTAACCTGCTGTTCCATTGAATACCTCCATTTCTTCAGCCGTAAGCTCACGGCCGATAAACTTCTCTAATTTGTATCTAAAAATGTCATAATCTGCGATACGGCGGCCTTTACCGGGTGGGATATAATCTCCCAAATCCCAGATGCCCCGCTTCATGCGCTCTCTGATTTTCTGCTGCGGGCAGCCAATAATCAAGGCCGCCTGAGGAACCTTGGTCACTTCTTTCATTCTTTATCACCTCACCTCTAGTTATCTGGTATTTTCATAAATGTAATTATGATTGCAGCTATCACATAAATGGCAATCATCAAAATTAATTCAACCATTGCTACCCTCTTTCTTGATTTTCTCAAGCAAAACTCCTATACTTTCAATACAGGCACTGCCATGCCGAGTATTATGAAAGGAGAATTTGCCTATGAGAAGATACTCTTCACCATTTAATGAAAATCGTTATGTATTAAATAAAACTACCGGTGAAATTCATGATCTGGATAACGAAACATCTTTCTGCCATATAGATGAAATGAATCCTGATAATGTCATGAATTGCACTTCCTATGAAGATGCTGCATTACGTGCAGCCTTTTTCTGTTTTGGCAAAGGAAACGGCTGTTATTATTGTCTTCGTTCAAAAGACAACGGGTAATCTGATTGGGCTATAGATTGTACTGTCTGTAGCCCACTATCAGACATTTCATCTGACAAAAATTCAGCTAATTTATCACTGGTGTCATATTCACGAATCATGTCAAAAATCATTTCGCTGAATTTCTGCTCATCTGTAATCATCTTTAATACTTCAAATTTAGTTAATGGCTTCTGGTTGTCTAATATTCTGACATCCATCGCCAGCGTCAGAGTTGCCATGTTGCCATTCTCTTTCTGACTGACACTGTATGATTTGACTCCTTTGAGGGGCATTCTATCAAGCTGCAAGCCGTTATCCAATTTTAAGATATGTAAATTTGATTTAATGTCCTCCATCTGATACACCTTCTTTCTATTGATTTCTCTCAGTGGGTCTTCCGGATATATTTGTTTCGAATTTCCAGAAGTTGTTTTTCGACCAAACGCCACGGA